ATGTGCGTCCAAAAAACAGAGTATTGTTTAATCGTAAAATGGTTTACCTGCGTGATAATTATACTTGCCAATACTGCGGAGATCAATTCCAAGCCAAAGACTTGACATTGGATCACGTCACTCCAAAAAGTAAAGGTGGTAGAAGCTCTTGGAGTAATTTAGTCACTTGCTGTGGTACTTGTAATTGGCTTAAAGGTGCCAAGGCCATAGAACCATTGACTAAACCAAAAGAACCCAGCTATTGGCAAATGGTCAAAGTTGTTAAACAACATAATCCTTATCATATGCGAGATCCTGCCTGGGCGGAGTATCTGGGCTATGAACAACCGAGGCAAGCAACAGGATAATAAAAGGCACTTAATGTGCCTTTTTTATTGAGTCGTTATCTACATACATTATTCCATAATAAATACATGTATGAGAGTCTTTAAAGGTTATAGTACAGTGGGCAAAGAATGGGGCAACTTCAAAATCTATGATATTGAACTTGCTAAACGTGATTTGCTTAATGAAATGTACACTCGCAAGGGTGAACGTTTAATGAGTCCTGAATATGGTTATGTTGTATGGGACGTACTATTTGACCCATTGACCTTTGAGTTAGTAGACTATATTAGAGAGGATACTCTGAGAATAATTACCAGAGATCCTAGACTAGAACTTAATACATTAGACGTCACCGAGGACGTTGATTTACAAACATTAACAGTGAAAGTAATTTTGAATTATGTTCCCACTGCGACAATAACTGATCTAGTAGCAGTTTTTTCCAGAGACATAGCTTCAAATAAACTACAAGGATAAGGCAATGCCAAAAGCAATTAGACAAGAAAACCTATATGGTGCAGAAGATTGGAGCATAGTATACAGCAGTTTTAAAAACGCTGAATTTACCAGCTACGACTTTGACACGTTGCGCGACAGCATGGTCGGCTATATGCAAGTTAACTATCCAGAAGAGTTTAATGATTACATTCAAAACAGTGAATTTATTGCATTACTTGACTTGGTAGCTTATGTAGGACAAAATCTAGCATTCCGTATGGATTTAAATGCTAGAGAGAATATTTTAGATACAGCAGAAAAGCGTGAAAGTGTTTTACGCATTGCACGTATGCTAAGTTACAAACCCAAGCGTGTTCGTCCTGCTCAGGGTTTCTTAAAAGTAACCAGTGTTATTACCACTGATCAAATCATTGACAGTACAGGTGCTAATTTAGCCAATAAGACAGTGCAATGGGGCAGTGACACCAGTGAGTTAGAATATGAACGTTTTATTAGAATTCTAAATGCGGCATTCAGTGATAACAATAAATTCGGAACTCCTGTAAAAAGATCAGTGAACAACGAATCTAGCAACATATTTGAAATATATCAATTTAACAATACAAATTTAATAACTAATTATCCTACCAGTGCCATCGTGGACGGCGTTGATTTAAATTTTGATTTACTGCCCATTGACATCGATGACTCTGGATTCATTACACAATCTGAGCCAGACTATGAAAATGCCTTTAGTGTTATGTATAGAAACGATGGCAAAGGCGTTGGTAGCACAAAAACTGGATTCTTCTTTTTAGCCAAGCAGGGTTATATTAACAGTACTATTGAATTCATGTCTACAACTGTGGCCAATGCTGTAATTGATTTGCCACAGACAGAAAATATCAGCGAAGAAGATTATTTTGTACAAACCGTTGATCAATACGGCACTGTATTAAAAACATGGACAAGAGTTGGAAATTTAGATTTTTCAAATATTGTAGTCAATGAACAAAGTGGTGTTACCAAAGACATATATGAAGTAATTTACAGTGACAATGATATCACTAGTATTAAATTTGGCGACGGAACATTTACAAATATTCCCACAGGTTATATTCGTATTTGGTATCGAAGTGCAGAAAATGATTTTATTAAAGTGCATGCCGGTGAAATTAATAACGTTGTATTTGACATAACATATACCAATGCCAGTAATCAAAGTCAGACACTGTCTATGGTGTTGGAATTGCAGGACAATATGGTCACTGGACTTCCTGCTGAGTCCTTGGCTGAAATTAAACAAAACGCACCTGAAGCATTCTATAGTAAAAATAGAATGGTAACTGGCGATGACTACAACGGCTTTTTACCAACACTAAACAATGATGTATTGTTTATGAAAGCTGAGAACAGAACATTCAGCGGACACAGTCGCAATGTTGATTTACAAGATCCCACAGGTAAAAGTAGACCTCTGTTAGAGTTTGCCGACGATGGATATTTGTACAGCACAGAATATACTAAGAATTTTTATATCTCCGACGACACAAGTCGTCGCACAGTTGATTTGCTGGACGAATACATCGAAAACAAACTCAGTGATATCAGCTTATTGAATTTTTATTATGGCAAATTAAACTTAGATGGCCAGATCAAATCAACTAATTTCGACTTAGTTAATATGGGTAAAACTGAATGGCATACAACATTAATAACATCAATTACAGCCAGCGCAGTATTAAACTCACAGACAGCAGAAATTCAAGTAAAAAGTATCAACACAGATGATCCCTGGGACAGTTTTGATGTCAACGGCGGTATGATTCAAATTAATGATGAGTTGTTCAGTTATACAGGAATTAACAAAAGTAATGACACGATTCCCAAGTATAAATTTACTGGAGTTATTCGTGCTCGTCAAGGAACTAAATCAGGATTGCATACCGCAGGTACAAATGTTTATAAAGTCTATGACTATAGATGGAATTCTGCATATTATGATGTAACCAGTTCTAACGGTTTTATATCTGAATCTAAATTTAATCTAACTCCGCAAAAATTAGGATTTACTACCAGCGGACCTTTACGAACAGTTCGTCCAGGAAGTTTTATTAAATTCGAAGACAGAAACGGCGCTTTCACTTGGTCTACTATATTAGATATTAAAGGCGACGGACTAGGAGTAGAAAATAGTTCTTATGTTTATACAGGGCTATTAGCCAATGGCATGGGTCCAGTGGAAATTAATAAATCAATTGTTGATGACCAAGTTATAAGAAGTGTAATACCTGCATTTACTAGAGTCTTCGATGATACAACAAGATCTACTTTAATAGAAAAATTAAATGATAAAAAAAGTTTTGCTTTGAAATTTGATAATCAAACTCCAAAGTGGACTATTATTCCAGATACTACTGTCATCAACTTGACCAGCGCCTTTGACACCAAAGACGACAGCACGGGCTGGTTGATATATGTAAAAAGAGAAACATCAGGTTGGACAGCAACAATACGACAACTTGACTATGTTTTTGGCAGTGAAGAACTAATTCGTTTTTATAATATTAATTTTGCACCAACTTTTAATCCTAGTTTCCAAAGTGTAAGTAAAGATTCAATTACAGTACTAGGATTAGTTGAAGACACAGTAACTAAAAAATTAAAACTAGCAGAAAAACAAACATATAGAATCAGCGGATATTATGTCTATGACGACGGTTATACTGATAACAGTAAAGTTAAAGTTACACCCATTGACATGGACAATGACTTTTTACCAGATGATCCACGACACTTTTTAAATGTAGTTGAGAATAATCAAATTGCATTGATCAACTATGACGAAGGCGATTTTAGTTATGATATTCCTGCAGAGCTGTCTACCACTAAACCTATTCTAAAAAGAGTAAGTGGCAAGATGTCATTGCCATTTAAATGGAATCATGTAGTAGAAGCAGACCAAACATTGAATCCCAGTTTAACTAACATCATTGATGTTTATGTATTGACTAAGAGTTATAACGAAGATTATGTTATCTGGAAGCGTAAAAATAATACAAAAATAACAGCTCCTTTACCACAGACCACAGAAGAATTGAGAACTAATTTTTCTAATTTGTTAAGTTATAAAATGATGACTGACGAGATTATATTCCATCCAGTTAAATTTAAACCATTGTTTGGAACGCTGTCTGCTTCACAATTTCAAGCACAGTTTAAAGTAGTCAAAAGTATAAAAAGCAAGCTCACAGACAGTGAAGTTAAAAGTAAAGTGGTTGCAGCCATTGACATATTCTTTGCTCCAGGAAATTTTGGCTTTGGTGAAATATTTTATTTTACAGAATTGGCCGCATACTTACACTCGAGTTTAAGCAGTGATTTGAGTAGCGTGGTTATTGTTCCTATTAGTGCTGAAGGAAGATTT